AACTAATACTATTATCCAATAAAGGCGACACCGACCTAGAATTACGATTAAAAGCAATCGAAACAGAACTAGAACTACAAAAACAAACCAACATCGACAACCACAACCGAATATCACAAATCATAGCACTAGTCGGAGTCGGATTAACCATAATAACCATACTAATCAATGTTTATTTCAATATGATTTAAAGTAACACTATTTAACAGGAGATGTTACCCTATGGCAAGGACTAAATTCACTGAAGAAGTCTGCCAATGCTTAATAGAGAATTATAGTAAAGGTGTGCCACTTAAATACTGTGCAGATGCTGCTGGTATTAATCGTAAGACTATTTACGATTGGATGAAGAAAGGCGAGAAGGCAAAGAGCGGCAAATATCATCAGTTTTATAAGGATATGCAAAAGGCTAAATCCAAATTCATAAGTCATCATATGCAGAAGATTGGTGATAGCAAATCATGGATGGCAAGCCAATACTTATTACAAGTAACTGATACTGAACAATTTGTTGTAGCTGAGAAGAAAGAAATTGAAGCAACCACAAAGAATGAAGTCACTACTAATTATATAGACACATTAGGAATATATGATAAATCCAATAAGGACTTGGATGATGTAGATGATGTGTTGGATATTCTTGATACTGTAACTGAAGATGAATAATTATGCTTATAGAACATATAAGAAAGGACCAATTCCATAAGGATGAGTTAAGATTATTCAAGAAGACAATATTATTGAATCCATTAATCAAGTACAAACCCTACCCTAAACAGATAATACCAATATTATATGCGAACCGACCAGAACGATTAAATGATGGTGTAAGGAAACCTAACCAGGTATTAGTAGGTGCTGGTGGTTATGGTGGCAAAACATTCCTAGGGAGCATGTTGGCAGCACAACACTTATTGACTGAATCGGATTACACTTGCCTAGTGACACGCTTGAATTATGCTGAATTATTAGACACTAATAGTATCTGGGAGAACCTAGTGGATTGGTGTTGCAATGAAGAATTACCACAAGACATAAGATGCACATTTAAGAAATCTCCATCACCACAAATCATGGCACCGAATGGGAACACTATCTATTTCAAAGCATTCGATAATGAGAAAAAGAAACAGAAATTCAAATCCACAAGTTATGATCGTATCGTGAATGATGAAGCTAGTGAGTTGCCGACTGGTGTGTTAAGGTTCCAGTTTCGTTCATCAAGGAACACTAGTAATATCCCAAGGAGTATCATCAACCTGAGCAACCCGGGGGGTGACAGTACTGATTACTTGGTGGAGAAGTTTGTGGATGGTGATGAGCCTTATGTTCCTTTGGATTGGCGTGATAATCCGTTTATTGATAAGGCTGCTTATGAGGGTAGTTTGAATGAGTTGGATTATATTGACCAACAATATCAGAAGTATGGTAATTGGCATTACAAACCAATCAAGGGAGATTTAATTAGTAGAAATGAAATAATGAGGCAAGTTTTAAGTTTCAATATTAATCCTAATGATGTTAGGTTTAGTTTGATTGGGATTGACCTTGCTGGTAAAGGTAAGGATAAGTTTGCAGTTGTAAGATATGATTACTTGAATAATGGTTTGGAGGTCATTAATGATTTTGCACAGACAGAGTCAAGTATGCCGGAGGATATGTTATTTAATTTTGTTGCAAAACATAATCCTAATAGTTTTGCTCCTTTAACCAGTTTGATTGTTATTGAGCAAGAGGGTGGAGGAAGTCCATTGTATGCCCAAAGATACTTCCAAGATTTGTTAATTGATTTTAACATTCCAGTTTTATTGAAAACTCCAAAGGGCAATAAGTACCAAAGGGCAAGGCCTTTAATGAGAATGATAAAGAATGGGCAAGTTAAGATTGATAAGGATTGCAATTATTTGGAACATTTTATTGAAGAAAGTATTGGTCTTGAACCAATCATTAAGGTTAGTCCTAACTTGGTGGATAGTGTTAGTTTGGCTCATAATTATTTGCACGAGGAAGTTTTAGGCAAAGGGAGTAATATTCATCTTGGAGGACATATTGGTTAGTATTGAATTATTTAATAATGCTTTGTTTAAATTAAGTGGAAAGATTATAAAGGTGTAAATAATTAAGTATTGCTTTAATAATTTTAATAGGATAATATGTTTTCCAATTTGTCATTAATTAAATATACATAACAATACTAAAAAACATTAGGAGAATTAATTTTTATGAACTTACAATTTAAATCACCAATCAATAAGGAGATAGTAACAAGCTATAAGTCAGTAGCAGACAATCTTAAAAAAGACAAATATTTTTTAGGTACAGAAAATGATACTGCTACAAGTACATTAGAACTCAAACCACCAATTAGCTTTGAGGATTGCAAATATGTATTTGATAATAGTAGCTATGTTGCCAAGTGTTGCAGAATAAAAGCACAAGACATTATCTATAATGATTTAACATTAGTTAATGAAGATGATGAGAGTTTGGATAGTAAAGTGCAAACCATTGAAGATAACTTATTGGAAAATATTGATGAGTTGTATAATTTCCTTGTTGATTACTATTATGCTGGATTAGGTGTTATTGAATATGTGTTTGGAAAACATAGGTTTAGTCTTAAACAGATCCCAGTTAATACTTGCAAAATAATAAGAGTCAAGATTAATAATGAGGATTATTATTTGTTGCAGCAGAAAATACAAAATGTTACTAATTATTTCAAAATAATGGGGGAAGTATATCCTCCTAACTTCTCCCATTATGATAATCGGCTTCTTGGATATTGTAGTCTCTTGGGAGGAGATAACTTTTACCAATTTTTTAGCACTCCTTTATGGGTGCAAGAAAAGGAGAAGATATTTACAGAGATTGCAATATCTAACAAGAATTATAATACTATTGAGAATGGTAATATTGCGACTGGTATTTTAAACATTAACCTTGAACCCCAACCTTTGAAACCAGTGAGGTATGATGAGAATAATAATCCTATTGTTGAACCTACAAGAGAAGAGGTTATTGCAAATGAGTTAGTTGATAATGATAGTGGAATTGCTGTTGTATTTACAGAGAGTAACAGGCCTATTACTTTTGACTTTACAAGGATTGAAAATGATAATTATTCCTATTTGGAAAGTCAAGAGGAAAAATGCGAACAAGCTGTTTTAAATTGTTACAATATTCCATTAGCTCGATTAATGATTAATACTGAAAAAGAGTCAATGAACAGTAATAAGACCCAATCAATTTGGGAGATTTATACACTTGATTTAAGAACCCAACAAAGACCAATCAAATTATTCATTCAACAGTTAATTAAGGATTTATATAGCATTGATGTTAGTGTTGAGCTTGGAGTGCCTATTTTTAGTGATAGGAGAGAAATTGAAATTAATAATATTCTTAACCAATGGGATAAGGGAGTTTTAAATTTAAAACAAACTATTACTGCTTTATCTGAATATACTAATGTAATTGATTTGAAAGATTATGATTTTAGTGTAAATACTAACTTATGGGAATTTAGACAAATAAATGGGTACTATGACCTTTTAAATGAAGTGGATAAGTTATCATTGGAAAGTGTAGAAAATGACATTGATAAAATTAGATAACTCACAAATGAAAGATATTCTTTACACTAAAAGAATTCAAATTATACAAAAAGCTCGTACTCCTTTGCAAGTGCAAATTCAAATGATTAATAATGAATTGATAGATGAGCAGATATTTACTTTTTATGATGAAACTGATACTAATAATCCTTCAAGTCCTTATTATACTAATGAAGAAAGATATAAAGCAGATATAGGTCAAGCCAACCTTTTAGCAACATATCAAGATTTAGATAGATTGTTAGAAAAAAATAACCTTATTACAAAGACTCATATTGCAAGATTAGAACAGTATAATGCTAGTAAGAGCATAGGAGATGCAATTACTAATATAGAAGTGGAAAGGATTAATAAAAATATAAAATATGTTGAAGAAACCCTTAAACAAGCAGAATTAGATATTAAACTATATAGAGAACTTGTGGAGAAGTTACCTAATACTACAAGTAGGAAGAACATTATTGAGTCTTCTATTAGTAGTGGTGAAAGTCCAAAAGGCAGAAAATATACTTACAAAGATTTAAACAAGTTAAGCAGAGAATTAGAAAGGTACAGAGATAACCATACTCGTTATGCTAATGCTCGTTTAACCGATGAACAATCCCAAAGAGATGGAACTGGAAATGTAGGGTTCAAAAAAGTATGGATTTGGTCAAGACTTGAAAATACTAGACACGAATTAATGGGTGATAAAGAAGTTGGTTTATATGAAACCTTTGAGGTTATAAATGAACAGAATGGGGATATTGATTATTTGAGGTTCCCCCACGATGTAGAGAACGATAGACATAATTGCAGCAATATTTGCAATTGTGGTTGTTCTTATGAAATAAAACCAAAAATATAATTTTATTATATTCCTCCAATTTAATCAAGAAAAAACCATTTAGAGTTTAAATTATTGGTGGAGGAGGTCGGAAATGATAATATGACATTACTATGTAAAAATAAAGCATTATATGTAAAGGCTTGTATAATACAAAATGGAGTGGCAGATACAGATGGAGATATTTTAAACAGTGAAGATATTAAAAAAATATTTACCACTTTTAATAATCAGAACAATTTTGAAATAAACCATAATGATTTGCCCATAACCGAAGTTTCACTATTGGAAAATTACATTAGCAAAAGTGATGAAATTATTGCTGGAACTAATGTGCCAAGTGGAAGTTGGAATGCTATTATAAGAGTTGATAATCCAAACATTAAAGATAAATTGTTAAGTGGTGAATTTGGAGGAGTCAGTCTTAACAATAGAGTTAAAGATGAATGTGCAATAAGACAAGGATTAGTTGGTGAGGTTACTTATAGTGAAATTAAGGATATGGAATGTGTTATTCCTTTATTGATTAGTTTTGTTGATGAACCAGCTAATAAGGTTGGTTTGCATATTATGGATTATGATACATATATCAAGAAAAGTAGAAATAATAAAAACTTTGTTAAAAGTGATAAAATGAGCTTGTTAGATAAATTGAAAGAGTTTGTTGCAGAAGCTGAAATTGAAGCAGAAAATAATGTTGAAGAACCAGCTGCTGATGCTGGTAACACCAATTCTGCTAACGAGTCCGATGATGAAGAGGACAAGATAAAGATAGAAAAAGCAGATGACAACAAACAAGAAGATGAGGAAGAAACAGAAACTGCTGCTCCTGGTGAGGAGGAGGAGGAAAATGCAGAAGCTACCGAATCCGATGATGAACAAAAAGAGGAAGAAGAGGAAGCAGCAGTTGAAAAAGCAGAAGAAGAAATAGTTGAACCTACTACTGATGCAGATAAGATAACTGCATTAGAAAATAGGATCCAATTATTAGAGGAAAAAGTCAATGAGTTAATAGGTGATGAAGAGGAAACTGGTGTTATTGATGAAGAAGCAGTTCCTAATAGTGCAGATGAACCTTTAATCACAAAATCCTCAAAGATTGAAATGATAAATGAACCAGCTGCTAATGTTACCAAGAATTTTTATGAAATGACTAATCGTGACCCTATAACTGGTAAAAAGATTAGGAAGGAACATAAGATTTTAAACTGAACATTATAAAAAGTTTTAAATTTGTTTTATAAAAAAATATTAAAAAAAAGAATTGAGGCACATGATAATATGAATATTACTGAAAAAGATATTGATGCAAACAAACCTGTAATAGTGAAATGGGCAAAGACCATCCAAGATAGTGGTGTTGCAACTGCTGGTGTAATGGCAGGTCAAGCAAACGAGTTCATTACTCGCCTAGAAGAGCAATCCGAATTGTTAAGCCAATTAAGATTTATCGAAGGTGAAGGTGAAACTCAAGACATTCAACAATTAAGAGTTAAGGCAAACCTTATGAATATGATGAAATTAAGTGGAGTGAGTGGTGCAGGAACTCAAATCGACAAATTAGGCGATGTAGCAGAAACCACTCCAAGTATCTTGAAGGATACTCTTGTAGCTCAACCTTTCACTGCTTACACTTATATCCCAAAAACTTTCCTAAAAACCAACATTGAAAAAGAAGGATTTATCAGCAAATACGAAAGCTTGTTAATCCCCTCTGTAAGTTTCAGTGCAGAGCAAATTGCAATCTTCGGAAAGAACACACAAACTGATGCCTATGGTATCCACGCCCTTGATGGTATCCTTGACCAATTGGATGATGTTGCTACTGCAAGTGTAGACACCACTACTCACGATTTAAAGGATAAAGCACCATTAGGAAGATATGGTTACTATGATGACACTACTAATGGACACACTCCTGCTTGGGCAGATATTAATGCTGGTGCAGGTTACGAAGTAATTCCTCAAATTGATGCAATGTTAAGAGCATTCACTAAACAAGGAGGAAAAAGGAAAGAAGCTAATATTTATGTTTCCAGTGAAATGGAGTCTATCCTTATTGCAGAAGCAAGTAAGAGAGAAACCGAAGGTGGAGACCGTCTCTTCTTTAATGATGTCGGAAACCTTGTTTTCAGAGGAAGAGAAGTTATTCAATTAGATGCACTTGACAACCCAGTCAACAGTTATGGTGATTGTATCATCATCGCTAATCCTGACAGTATTGCTTATTATCCTGTTATGAACATTGAGTCCGAGTCTGCTTATGTCATTGAGAAGAAATCTTACCTTACTAGTGTTGATGTGATGTTTGATGTTGGTATTATCTTCGCTGAAGACGTATTATATGCGAGTGTGAGTTACACTCCCAAAAACTAAGAGAACTCTTGAAATTACTATAACTGATGGAACTAATCCAATACAAAATGCAAATGTAACTATCGGGTCTGATAGTGAAACCACTGATGAGACTGGTGTTGCAGAATTTGAACTCTTTGATGGAGAATATACTGTAACTGTAAGTGCTACTGGTTACACTACTGTTTCTGATGTGGTTGATGTTAATGAGCATAACCTTGATATGACTATCGAGTTGGAAGTAACTGACACTATCACTATTACTGTTGATGATGGTGAGGATACTCCAACTGCGATTGAAGGAGCAAAGGTTGTGATTGGTGAAACTGAAAAGACAACTGATAGCGATGGACAGGTAACTTTCCAAAATATGACTTATGATGATTATGAGGTAACTGTTACTGCTGATGGTTACGAAGCTGAGGAAGAAACTATCCAATTCAGAAGCAATCATAAATCATTCACCATTAGTTTAACTGCAAGTGGAGGATAAGAAAACCCCCTTTTCCTCCTTTTTAAAATGAGGAATATTGTATTATGACAGTAGAATATACAGAAGAAATAAGAGAACAAATACTTAGTTATCTTGATGGTTGGGTAGTATATTCACAAAACCCAACCAATAATCAAGATAATGCAAATGTAGAACCTTTTATCGAAGATATTAATCAATATAAAAACAATCCTAATAAAAGGATTACTGATGAAGAATTAGAAACATTTTTTATTAATAGTTATAATAAGTCCTTGATGATTTGTAATCGTTTTAATATTGATGACTTACTGGAAAACGAAGCAAAATTCTACTTGCAAGGAGTTTGTATTTTAACAGCTTCTGATATTTGGAATAAGTATAATATTCGTGTAAACAATGAGGATATGGAAGATACTTATATACAATCATATGGGGGTTTGTTATACAAACAAGCAATGACTATTTTGAAAAATTTTGTTAATCAAAGGATTACTGGGTTACATAACTTCAGAACAAAGACTGAAACTAATTTAAACAATAATTGGATATTATGAGCGGATTTATACCTGAAATTACTACTGTTGTAAAAGTAAACACAAAAACAAATAGGATTGATAAGAGTTTACAATTACTTCAATCAGATAAGGCTAGTGCTTATGCGTTCACTGATATAATTGATTGGTTAAAAAGAGATAAGCAAGAGCTTGAAGAATTATCTGATGTTTTAGCAAAGAATGTTAGTGAAAAACTAAAAGACCATCAAAGAGATATAATTAAGGAAAGGAAGCATATCTTTAGTGGAATGATGTACAATAGTGTAGACATTACCAAAGATGGTACTGCACAATATCTTGTAGGAAATACTGCCACTAGTGTAGATGGTTTCCCTTACCCATTAGCCATTGAAACTGGTCGTAAAACTGTTTATCCAATTGAAGCAAAAATGTTGAGATGGTGGACTGAACCTGGGTTTAGTGGTGATGTGGTATATGCTAAAAAGAGTAAGGCAGTTGCAGCAGATCCTTTTGTTGAGAAGAGTATTGATAGAACTGCTAATGATCTTGAAGCTCTTGTAGATAACTTTTTAGATAAATCTTTAAATGGAAAATGAGTATGGGAGGAATACTATGATTGATACTGATTTAACTAGTGATTTCTTGATTTATAATCTGCTTATGAAAAGTGATGATGAATTTATTAGAGAGTTTAATATTAAGTTCATTGATAAAAGCGTTCCAGCAGAAGGGAACAACACTATTTATGTTGCTAATATAGATTTAGAAACTAACAATGAAACTTTTCACAGTACAGAATATAGAGCATTAGTGAATCTATTTGTTAAGACTAAAAATACTAATTATATTGAAGCTAGTCAATATCTTCGTACAGTTGTTAAACACATTAAGAATGTTTTAAAAAGTGATGTAACCTGTAGAAGGAGGCACATTCAATTTCGTAATATTACTTATGAATATGGGAGTGTTTATACTCTAAAAGGGTTGCATATGATTATACAACTTAATGAAGTGGAAAGTAACAATATTAGTCAAGAACCAACTTATATTTCCGAAGTGGAATTAGGAGAACTTGATGTATATGTTACCACAGATGATTTGCATAAGAAAGGAATAAATAAAAAGGTTTAGGTGATGCTTTTTGCCTAAAAAAGAAAAGAAAGAAAAAAAAGAAAAGAGTGAACCATTTGACTTAATTAGCGCATTAGATAATGTTAATCCTTTACTTCGTGAGGGATTACATAAGTATATTATTACCAATAATATTAACGTTACAAGTCAAAAAAGGTTTAATGAATTATTAGAAAGATATGGAGGGTTTTAATTGAATATTGAACCTCACATTGAAGTATATGATGTTGCAAGGATTAGACAGACTGGTTATGGAAATGCTGGTAAAATTGCCGTAATTGGTGCATTTCCTACAAGTAGTTTTAATCTTGATGTATTTACAGATTATGAAGAAGCAAGAAATAGTTTGAAAGGAGAATATAAGACTGTTGATGATAACAGTTTAGAAAATATTGATAAAACAGTAGTTCCAACAACTTTTGTAAGTTTCTACTGTTTAGATTACTTATTTGAAAGTTTTAATAACAGCCAAGGAGCAGAAAGCATATTAGTGGTCAATACTAATTATGGCAAAGTTTCTCTATCTCCAACTAGTAGCAATTCTGATATTGCAGATGCTTTAACAAAATTAGGGGAAGAAGAGTTTGATATTTTAACCATTGCAGAAAATACAACATTAACTGCTGTTGATGATGAGAATATTATTCTTAACCCAGTTTGGCAAACAATTAAGACTTTTGAAAACAAACAATTTAAAGACCAAAAACCATTTGGAGTTATAACTGGAATTGACTTAACAAATGCGACTCCTCAATTAGTAGAAGCATTTAAAACCTTATGGGCGAATCGGGGTATTTACAAAGCTGTTACCACTCCTATAAGATTAAATGGTAATGAAGATAGTTGTAACATTGCAGAAAGTGGTTGTTGGCATAGTGCTTATACTGCTGGTAGAGCAGTTAATAGAAGTGAAACTGCCAAAGTCTATGAAGGATTAATTGGTGAGAATAGTAAGGATGTTTATCCAATGACTGCTAATGTTACTTGGAAAAAATTATTGGATTGTGGTTTCCACACTACAAAATATAGGAATAGGAGATTAGGCACAATTCAATGTTTATCCAATATCACTCCTGCAGATTATGATATGAAGATTGAGCGAACTAAAAACTTTATGATTAAAAGATTAACTCTTGCTGATTTTCTTGGAGAGGACAATAATAGTGTTACTCGTAACAGTATCAAAGGTAAATTTGAATATGAAAAGCAATTAGCGATACAGAATAATTATCTCGTGGATATGGAATACAATCTTGTTAATTTAGCTACTGACAAAGTACAAGCAAACTTAAAATTATACATTGCAGACATTATTCGTGTTATTGAGTTAGATGTTACTTTAGAAATTAGTGCTTATGAGGAGGCATAATCTATGGGTGCAGAAATTTTTGATGTTGAGATAAATATTGATGGGGTGGCTATTCTTTATGCTACTAGTGTTTCCAGTTCCAAGAACAAGGACACTAACACTACATTGACTTTCAATGGCGATGTGAATACCAGTTCTGCTAACACTGGTGGTACAATCAGTGTAGAAGGATTATACTGGCCAACTGATATAGAGAAGGCTATTGCATTAGAGAATAAGTTAAATGGAGTGGATAATGATGGCAATCCTCAAACCATTGAAACTATAACTTGTAGTGGAACAAGCTACACTGCTGGTGGTGACCCTTATACTAGACAGATTATTGGTACTGGTGTAACAGTTAATACTGATGATGAGGATTGGAGTCCTAGTGATGGTATTACAAATAGTTTAGAATTTGCTGTTAATAAGTTGCAAAAGAAATCTGAATTATTGTAAAGTAGTTAATCATTTTAATGATTAACTTTTTATTTTTTTTATTATTTTTTAACTATTTTATATATATAAATTAATCAGTTTAATCCTAGTTAATTAGTTTGACTAAAAATATTAAAGAAATGTTTCATAATTTTTAATAGGAGGAATACTTGATTTAATTTAATCAACTGTTTTTTTAATTATCTTAATTGTAAAAGTAGGAGGAAACAATTATGGCAAATAAAGAAATTGATTTAGAAGACTTGATAAAAGAAACAGAAGAGAAAATATTAAACAACGAATACTATGAAGATGTAACAGTTCCTTACAAAGAAGGAATTATTAAAGTAAGGATTAGACCATTAAGTCAAGCAAAGTTCATTCAACTTACACGAAATAAACAAGCATTAGAAAGTCTTGATTTTAATACTAATGTATTGCACGAATGTATCATAAATAAGTATGATAACAAGCAGTTTACAAAACAGCAAATCAATGAACTGTTTAGTGGAGGGTTAGCGAATGTACTATCTCTAAAATGTTTAGAGGTAAGTGGTTTAACAATGGATAATCTTGAAATTGAAAAAACAAAAAAACTTTAGAAAATCTGCTCAACTTTGAAAAAGGTGATTTAGGTTATATCACCCGCTGGGTAGATATGGGTTTTTTGACTATTACTCTTGATGATTATAAAAAATTTACTTCTTTTCAGATACTGGCATTTAAAGTCATTGAAATGGAGATTAGGCGATGGAGAAGTAGACAAAAACCATTAGTTATTTATTAAAGGATAAGAAAATGAGTGGTAGTAGGAAATTTGAAGTAGATATAAATCTTAAAGTTAATGATGATGGAATAAGGAAAGCCCAAGCAGAGATTAGAGAATTAGATAATAGTAGTGCTGATGTAGATGTAACCTCTGATGACTCCGAAGTTAAAAAAGTTAAAAATGAAGTAGATGAGATAGATAATGAGTCTGTTGAACCGGAAATGAAAGTAGATGACTCTGACTTTCAAAAGAAGAAAAAAGAGGTTGATGACCTTGATGGTAAAGATATTAAGTTGAATTTGGCGATGGAAAGTTTTAGTCAAGGGTTATCAACTGCAAAACAAGGTATTTCTGATTTAGCTTCCCATATGAATGAAGTTGCCCAAGCTGGAATGCAGACTGAACAGAATATGGCTTTTCTTAAAATGAATTTAGGTGCAGAGAAAGCCAAATCCACAATGCAAGATATATCTGATATTGTTGCTTCTATGCCTGGTGATGACAACACTATGAGGTCTGTTCTCTCCACAGCACAAGCATTGGGTAATAATCTTAAACCTCAAGAGATGAAAGCTGCTACTGGAACTATGGCAGATTATATGAGTGCATCTGCAACAATGGGGAAACAAGCAATTGAGTCCCAACAGGACATTATGAAGTATCTCCTTGATGGTAATACTGCCGAACTGGAAAGAGGTTCAATCGTTTCCTCAAGAGTGGACAAATTAAAAGAAGCAACCACATTCATGGAAAGACAAAAAGCAATGCAAGAGGTCCTTAATGAATTGGGTTATGGTGGTATTTCACAACAAGACACTATGCTTAACAAACAAGCAGAATGGGAGGGTATGATCTATAACTCCCAAGATGCATTATCCAGTATGTGGTTAGGTGCTCAAAAAGGTGCAATGGATTATATTCTCAAATTAAATGATGCCACTAATGGACTAGCTGGTATGGGAATTGTAGCTGCTCAAATGGTAGTAGGGCCTTTCACTGACATTATGACTGGGTTAGGTCAAATTGGAACTGGTTTTAAGACTCTAGGTGATATGAAACTTTTTGAGAAGCTTGGTGGTAAATTAGATAGTTTTAAAAATCGTTTAATAAATATTGGAACTACTGCAAAGAATGTATTTACTGGTATCCCTAGTAAGTTAAGTGCTTTGAAAACAAGCCTTATTAATGTAGGGAATACTGCAAAAACTACTGCTCTTCGTATGTTGGAGTTAGGTAAGAGTGCTTTGATTGCTGGGTATAATGCTCTTAAAGCTGGTGCGATGTGGTTAGTTGAGAAAGCAAGGCTTGTTGCAAGTACGATAGCAAGTTATGCTGCCGAAGCAGCACAATGGGCTTTAAATCTTGCGATGAGTGCTAATCCAATTGGTATAATTATTGTAGCAATTACTGCTCTTATTGCAGTATTAGGTTATCTTTATTTTAATAATGAACAAGTCAAGAATGCAGTAGATGGAGTGTTTGCATCATTGCAATCATTCTTGGGTCTGATTGTTGGTGGCGTTCAAAATGCAATAAGTGGTTTTATTAGTTGGTTAGGTAATTTATACAGTTGGCTTTCTCAATTAGGAACACAAGTGAGTGGAGCAGTTAATGGTGTTATTGGAGTGCTTACTGGAATTATTAATTCAATTGTAGGTATACTTAATGGTATTTGGCTTACTGTTATTAATTGGTTTACTATGTTGCAGACTATGAGTCCTCAACAAGTGTTATTATTGATTATTGGTGTTATCAATACTTTAAATCCATTTGCTAATTTGATTAGTGGTGTTTTAGCAAGAGTATTGCCAGTTTTCTTAAGCAGAGCTTCAAGTTGGATTACTGGTACTGTTGGAAAAGCTAAATCTCTTGTCAGTAGTGTAGTTAGCACAGTTAGCAGTCTGCCTAGCAAAATTAGTAGTGCAATAAGTGGAGTGGTTAATGCTTTTACTAGACCATTTAGACAAGCTTGGAATGTCATAAGTCCTATATTAAGTCAAATTGAGAATGGTGTAAACACAATTAGAAGTGTTATTCCTTTTATGGGATTTGATGGTAGTGCAGATTTTGGTTTTGAAGATTTTGGGTTTGATGGTACTTTAAATAACACTATTTCCTCTGCAAGTAGTAATGGAGGATTAGGTAATACTACTATAAACAATAATAATACTTTCAATGGCATTATTGAAGAAGCAGCTAGTCAATATATTGTGGATAGCATTACAAGTTACACAAGAAAACAAAACTTAATCAGAGGTAGGTAACTAATGGTTAGCAATAAGGCACATATCCAATGGCATGGTGTGAACATAATGTATATTTTGGATAATATACAAGTAAGCAGAGATGAGGATTATAATACAAGTTCTTATGTTGGAGGGTTTGGTTCAACAACAAACCATATTTCATCAAGTGGCAGAGTAATAAGTTTTAAGAGTCTTTGTTTACACGATGAACCGAGCAGACATAACAGACCTCATCGAATTAATGATTATATAGCCTTATCAGAGAATTATAAAGGATTAGTCAAGGTATTAACTAGTAAAAGCAGTTCTAATCTTGATGGTAACTATATGATGACTGGATTTGATTATACAGAGAACACTATGGGAGATTATGAGATAAGCTGGGAGTTTACAGAAGTCTTAAAATTTAATGTTACAAACACCACTTTCAGAGTATGGGGGAAAGCAGTAACTAGAAAATCTACAAATAAGAAAACCACTAAAAAGACAGCAACAAGCAATCTTAATTCAAATCTTAAATATTTATTGAAAACTTGTGGTACAATGTCTGCAAGTAATACAAAGAAAAAATGTGTTACAAGTTTGCAGAAATTTCTGCAAAGTCAAGGATATTATAAAGGGTACAAAATTGATGGATTATATCAGAAATATACAACCCAAGCAGTTAAGAATTTGCAAAAGAAGTATAAGTTAAAAGTTACTGGAAAATGGGATAAGACTACAAGAGCTTATTTCCAAAAGAAATACAAATATCCTAAAACAATTGTAATCAATAAAGGAACTATTGGAAATAAGAATGCTGTATATTCAAGCAACAAGAGGATTAAAATATGAGTATCGGAACATTGTATTACTCCCATTCAACAACAAGAGAAAAGGCAGATTTTAAAAGCATTCCTTTTAGCAATGCAAGTATTGATTGGAAAAGAGAAGAAGCAAGTACAATGAGTTTTAAATCCCCAGTTAAACTTGCAGAAGCAGATAGAATAAGGTACAAATCAAATACTACTGACTTTGGAGGGCAAATATACAAAAAGAAAAAAACATTGAATGATGTTTATGAGTATGAGGTTATTAGTTATGTTCGTTTATACCACGATCAAGTCAATTTTAGCTGTACAAATATGACAAGCAGTCAAATATTGAAGAAGGTTTTACCTTTGAGTGCTAATAATTTCACTACAAGTGGAATTAAATCTACGAATGTTGTTCATTCAAGTTTAAAATGGGAGAAGACAAGCATTTGGGATATTGCTCAACAGTTATGCTGGTTAGAGCATAAGGCTGGTTATGAGGCAAGATGTTATGTTGATGCAAATGGTACTTTGATTTTCAAATATATCGATGAACAGCAAGAGGGTTATACTTTCACTAATGCTTATGGTTATGATGAAGAGTATGATACAAGCGACATTATAACTATGGTGGCAGTTACTCAAAGTGGAAATTTAAATGATTGGATTGCAAGTGCTACTGCAAATAAGAATATGATTGCAAAATGGGGATACATTTTGGAATATGATGAGTGCAGCAATACAAAGTCAAGTGGTACAAGTTCAAGCGGTACAAGTTCAAATACTGATTTAAGAGATACTGCTCAAATTAGCAAATATAATATTCCATCAAAAATTGTGAACCAAGCCTTATCCATTGCAAAAAAAGGAAATAGTCAATATAACAATCTGAAATTACTGTTCAACTGGTGTAATAAGAATATTGGTTATGTTGGGTACAGTAATTCAAAAAGAGGAGCATTGGGGTGCTTAAATAAAAGAGGAGGGAATTGTTGCGATAATGCAAACCTTCTAATTGCGATGGCTCGTAGTATAGGGATTAAATGTAGGTACTGTCATGCGAAACAAGGTGTACAAGGTCATGTTTATGGCGAGTATTATGTAAATGGCAAGTGGCTTGTTGTAGACACGGGAACAACTGCTTCAAAACGAGGAAACAAGTATTGGGGCAGTCATTGGAATGGTTTCGGAGATACAGATGTAAGATATGATGTATTAACATTTTAGGAGATGATAAGATAGTTTTAAAAGGAGTAAAAGCCACTTTTAGTGGAGATACTGTTACCACTTGGGCATACCCTTCAAAAGCTGGGTACACTTACAAATTAACTAAAAAGACTTGGAAAAACAAATGTCCTTTTTGTGGAGGCAAGTTAAGTTTCAATCCTAAAAAAGTACCAGAGGGCGAACTGACTTGCAAAAAATGTGATGCAGATTTTTGTGCTGTAAGTGGCAAAGACAAAGCAGTAAGAGTAAGGAAAACCTTGACACCAGCGACAGTTACTTCTAATAGTGCAACAAAAGTTGCAAGTAGTCAAACTCAAAGTCAAAAGTGCAGCTTGTCAAAAGCACAAGCATTAACAAAAGCAAAAAGTGAATTAAATACTTCTTCATCTTATAAAGGTACTTTGGAAATACCTATTTTGAATAATATTCATTTGGGGGATTTGGTTAAAGTTAAAGTTGAAGATATGTTCACAGATGGGAAGTTAGCTTATATTGATAGCATTAAAGAAGATATTGATAATCAAACTTATACTCTTGAATTAGTTGGGGGTAGAAATCATCTTACTAATAAGTACAATGGAAGTTATGTTTTCAAATCCAAGAATGGTGCAATTATTGGAAATAGCGGTAATCCATTGAATGCAAAATGTGAGAATGTGAATATTAATATTGGTTTGAAAGATAGTTCTACTATTGGCAAAAAGATTAAGCTTAAAGGTCAAGAGTTAGGTACTGTTAATAAGATTTACAAATGGTTAAGAGTTAAGACTGCTGGGGGAACTGGTGGTTGGAAATATAAGAAATGGGGCGACCATTATATCAAATCAGAAAGCAGATATAAGTTTGGACCTAAAAGTGCAGAGTATTGTTGGAAGAATAAGACTGCTAATTGTTGTGATTTTGCTTGGTTGATGGCAAAAATGGGTGAGGGTGCTGGAAAGAAAATAGGTATTAGAAGAGGCACTTTTACTCAAAAAGGAGTTACAAGTGGTCATATGTGGAATTATTACAATAGCAAGTTTTATGATTGCAGTAGTGCAACAAATAAGACTATTGAATTTAAGAAAGTTGAAAGTGTCAAATAAGGATAAGGTATAGTGTTATGGAAAGAGATGACAGTATATTTGGAACTGATTATAGCAGTACAGGTGGAGTAACTTCAAGTGGAGATATGGAACTTGTTACTGGTTTAGATAATGCAAAGCAAAATATTAGAAATTGGCTATTAACTGATAAAGGTTTTTACCCAAATATTGACTCTGATTATGGTTCAGAGATTAGGGAAGTTTTAGGTGAGGATTACGAAGAAGAAAGTATTAGTGCTTTGAAAATTTATGTTACTAATGCCTTGTTGGATAATCCAAGAGTACAAACTATTCAAAATATTACTCCTTATATTACTATTGATAATAAAATTAAGTTATTAATTGAAGTGCTGTTAGTAAATGGAACAAGCGATAGTTTAAACATTACAGTTGAAGAGGATGTGCAATAATGGTAGAGGAAGATGTTGAATATATTACTTTTGATGGGGATACAATTACAAAGTCTGACATTAGAGATGAAATAATTAACAAATATATTAGTGCGAATAGTGATGGATTGACCAAGATAACTGACTTCAGTATAGGAAGCGAAGCTTATCATTTGGCAGATGTAATGGCAAGTTATATCCTTGAACATAGGGAACTTATAGATCTCAATTATAGAATGAGTATGATACATTATGCAGAGGGAGAATTCCTTGATAACTTTGGAGATATGGTAGGAGTTCATAGGATTGGTGCAAGTCCGAGCATTGGAGAAGTAACATTTGCAAGATTATCTGATGACACTTCTAATCCTATTATTATTGCAGATGGAACACAAGTTGCCACTACTGATGCAATAAGTTTTATTGTTGATAATGATGGTGAAGATTTGGTAATGGATAGTGGTGTTGCAAGTATTACAGCTAATGTTATTTGTGAGCAGGATGGAGCTTATACTAATGTTTTGCCTCATAGTGTTGTTTTAGTTATGGGTGCTGCTGGTAGTTTGGTAAGTGTTGATAATTTGGAAACTTTTACAGAGGGAGAGGATATAGAAAGTGATGAGGATTATAGGAGCAGAATCCTTTTAAGTCCTTATAGTGTTCCTACTGGTAGTTTGCAATGGTATGAGGATTTATCTAATGAATTGGATACTGTTCACGATACTTTGATTTTGAAAGGAACTACTGGTGCAGAGGCAGATATTATAATTAACTTTAATCCAGTAAATCGGAATGATGTTGTTGAGAGAATGGATTTGAATAATTATAATGAAACTAATGATGTTGAAAGTGCTGTTAATGGTGTTATGACAAAAGCAAGGGCGGACCTTATTGAATTGTTTAATATGAAAGAATATGATATTGTTGGAATTACAAGAAGGTATCATTTGGCAAATCAAAAAATAGTTTTAAAAAATACTAATAACCTTCAATATATTATTGGTTTAGTCCTTGATAGTGGTTACAGTTTGGATATGGTAAAGGAAAATGTTGTTAGTCAAATATCAAGTTTCAATAATGAGGCAAGTATTGGATTAGACTTTTATCCAGCTATGTTGGCTTCACTTATTGAGAATGAGGTTGAGGGGATTAACCTTTGCAAAATAATTAGTTATGATGGTACAAACTATAAGGAGTTAGTTGAACCTATTACTGTTAATGATACAGAAGTTTTTCATATTGATATGAGCAATATTAATGATAAAATCCAGTTAATTAATTTTAATGTGAATATAGGAGAATAAATTATTATGGCTTATGATGATACAAGTTTTTATGGAGACCTGATTGTTAATGATTATGATGAGCAAAATAATTTTATGAACCCAGTTAGTCCTATGGGTTTCCTTGTTTATCATTTGCTTGGTGATGGCTTTGATATGATGAGTGATTACTGCACCAATTTCTTAAATGATATTTCTGTACTAACTGCAAATGTTAAGGGGTTGGATAATTTTTGGGGAATTAGTTACAATTTGCCAAGACCAATCATTAATGGTGAACCTATTTCTGATGAGGAGTATAAGGTTTATCTTTATTTAAGAAATTGCAGATTATTGACAAGAGAGGATTTGGAAATTTGCTTTAATAACTGCTTTGCTGTTGAAGATTATACTATCTATTTTAGTGAAGAAACTAATTATTTGAATGTTGTAGATCATAATCATTACGAAAGTTTGGTTACTGATGAAAGTAATCTTGCAAAAAATAATCTTGATGTGAGTAATGAGTATATTATTAATCAAAGTAATAGTAGTGCAGATGTTATGGGTTTGGAGTCCTTGTTAAGTGAAGATGAGGAGAAAATTATTGTTATTAATATTCCAAGTCAAAATTGGAGCGAGGACTTTTTAACATTCTTGGAACAGTTTATATCTGTTAAGGGTAATTTGCGGATTAGGGAGTATCAGTTATGATTGATATTGATTTTGAGGCTTTGCATAATAGTATTTGCAGTTGTCTTGATGAAAGGATTATTGATGGTTATGATTTGGATACTATTGTGAGGAATGCTGTTCCTTGTTGGGATAATACTGCAATACAAGTAAAGGGCACTGATTTTGTTATTGTTGTTGATGCTATTAGTTATGATGTTGTTGATTATACTGGATTTGATAGTTGATTTAATTAAAAGTTTGCTTTAATATATTTAAGCATAAGTTTAATTAAATTAATAAGAGTTAAGAATTAGGTTGAAAAGTTTAAGTTAATGTATATAAAAATATTAAAAAATATAGGAGAAAATAAAAAATGAGTCAGTTTGATGAATATTTTACCAATAATGACAAACCATTCGCAGAAAATATTAATGATGCTTTGTTGGTTAGTAATGTGTTTGACTTTGCAGTAAATATTGCAATGCCAACAATGTTTAGCAATGGTCAATTTATAGAAAATTACACTTCAAGAAAATGTGGAGTTTCAATAGTAACCTTACTGTTAAATGATGGTTTAAGCATTAACAATAACACCATAACTGGAACTGGAAAATTAGTTTTTAAAATATATCCTAATTTTAACAGTTTTGGAAATTTCCGAAGCATTAGTTGGATTGCAGATGGAGATATAGTTTGCACAATTGAAAATGTTAATGGAAATACAATAGCTGCAAATATTGGAAATGGTGAAATTTTAAACAATGTAAATCTTAAAACTTTGCAAGAGTATGTTGTTATTCTTGACTTTACAAATGCGACTTTGTCAAACATAAATATTGTATTTGAAAATAAGGATAGCAGCAATAGGTATGGTGCAAATGTTAAGGTTCAAAGTGTTGATGGTTTGAGTGAAAGATTGGGAAGTATTGAAAATGTTAATGCAAATCAAGATATTGAGATTATGAATAAAGTTGATAAGGTTACTGGCAAAGGATTATCTACTAATGATTATGCAAATGCAGATAAAAATAAAGTAGATAATTTGAAAAGTGTTGCTACAAGTGGCAATTATAATGATTTAACAAATAAACCAACCATACCAACAAAGACCAGTGACCTAACCAACGATGGCGATGGCACAAACGTGTTTGTTAAGAATAATGACTCCAGATTGAGTAATGCAAGAACTCCAACAAGCCATATTCATGGAAATCTTAGCAATGATGGAAAAATCGGTAGCACAAGTGGAAAAATCGTAGTAACTGGAACAAATGGTGTATTGCAGGCAGCGGATACCATAACTAAATCAAAGATTAGTGATTTTCCTACCGCTATGACTCCAACCAGCCATACCCATACAAAATCACAAATTAGCGACTTTCCTTCCACTATGACCCCAACAAGTCATTCACATGGAAGTTTGAGCAATACTGGAACATTAAACAGTGACATTTCAACTGTCAATAAAGTTGCGGTTACTGATAGCAATAATAATTTAAAAACTATTAGTAAAGTTCCCTTTACCAATCTGAACATTACAAAAGCAAATATCACTGGTTTAGGAATACCAAGCACAAACACCACTTATTCAAATGCAACAACAACAACTGCTGGACTAATGAGTAGTACTGACAAGTCTAAACTTGATGGAATCAGTACTGGTGCTACAAAGAATACTATTGATACTGCTTTAAGCAGTACAAGTACAAATGCAGTACAAAACAAGGTAGTGAATACTGCATTGAACGGTAAGGCTTCATCAACTCATAGTCACGGAAACATTAACAGTGATGGGTCAATCAGTGATAAATTAAGTGGAAGTCCAGCAACAGATGTTCTTGTTAGAGTACCAAGTGCAAATAATAAGATTTATTATACTAATAGTTTAGATAAAAGTCTTATGGGGTTAGATTGGAAGACAGTAATATCATTTGTTACATATGGAGTAATACTACGATATAATGACTTATTCTGCAGTCTACGACTCCAAGGAAACTTTACTATCAATACGGCAAACAGTTACACAGACCTCTTAACTGATACAATACCATCAGAGTATAGACCACCATTCTCACTAGTCCAATTAAACAGTGGAGAGGTACTAATACGATTAAAAGTAACAGACGCTGGAAAAATACAATATTATAGTCCACAAACATTCACCAATAAGGTAGGAGTATATGCAGAGTTTATTTGGAGCAGGTAAATGAGTCTATACGATGAATTATTAAAAGCAACAGACAACCTGCAAGACATCAGTTTCAGCCGATATGGTACAATCACTAATATCACTGATGGACTTTGTAGTGTTAAGGAAGAAGAACAGGATATTACTCATCAAAATGTGCCAGTGTTGAATGGTTTGAAAGTGTTACTTGGCGATAAAGTGGTATTGGGTTTCGTGGATAATAATTTGTATAATCCAATCATTACTGGTGTGATTGGTCGGAAGATCCTTGATGTTGATAAATTAACTGCCTTGGCAGAGGGGTTAGGTTTTTTCACAGTTGAGAATGATACTCTCTATGTAGATTTACCAGCTCAAAAAGGAGAAATATTTTACTCTTTAGAGAATGGAGTGTTATGTGCTGATATTGATTTTGAAAACTTATATGAGATTGATAGCAGTGGAGGGATAAGTTATGGTTAAATATGAATTAGGATATGTGAAAGGGGCTGATGGTAATGGTATTGTTAGTGTTGTGAAGACTGCTACCGCTGGATTGGTTGATACTTACACTATCACTTTCTCGGATGGTTCTACAACTACTTTTCAGGTACGGAATGGTGAAGATGGTTCTAGTCAGACTATTGATTCTTCTTTGTCTACTACTAGTGTGAATGCGGTTCAGAATAAGGTGATTACTGGTGCATTGAATGGAAAGGCTTCATCTAGTCATAGTCATAGTATTGGTGATGTTAGTTCCTTACAGTCTAGTCTTGATGGGAAGTCTGATACTGGGCATACTCATACGAAGAGCAACATCACTGACTTTGCACATACTCACGATGACCGTTACTATACTGAAACTGAAACAGATAATCTCTTAAGTGGTAAGGCTTCTAGTTCGCATTCTCATACGAAATCGGATATTACTGATTTCCCTAGTATTCCTAGCAAGATTAGTGATTTGACTAATGACTCTGATTTTATTGAGAAATCATCTACTAGTGGTTTGGTGAAGAATGATGGTACAATTGATACTAACACTTATTTGACACAGCATCAGGATATTAGTGGTAAGGTTAATACTTCTGATGTTGTGAATAATTTGACTACTACTACTGCAGGGAAAGTGTTAGATGCTAGACAGGGTAAGTTGTTGGCGGATTTGATTGGTGATGCTATCACTTATATTAATGGTACTGGAGGTAGTTAGGTATGCCGAATGATTTATCTACTTTGAATGGCAGTCTTGTTGAAATGAAAGACCAACTTATTTATGAATTAGGTGAGAAGGGAGTGTCTGCTTCCTATGATTCTAGTACTGGTTTGTTGGGTTTGATTGGTAAGATTAGTGAGATTCAACAAGGGGGTAGTTGTTATCATATAGAGTTTTCAGAAGATAGTTATACTGCGACTGGTGGAGCAGTTACTTTGGAGTGTACTTTGCAACAGAATTATGCTCCTTTACCTAATGTTAGTGTTTCATTGTCTGATGGTAGTTCGGTATACTCAAGTATAACGAACTCACAAGGTATCGCTACTT